CTCGTCACCTATCGAGGGTCTCAACGCGCATGCGGTATTGGTCGACGAGTGCCAGGTGCTGCGGCCTGACGTGCTCGACGTGGCGCGGTCCCGCGCTCGTGTACCTGTGGCCGACCAGCGCGGCCAGATGCAGCGGCCCGTCGTCGTGACCTGTGGCATCCCGGTCGAGCCTGCGTGGTGGGTCGAGAGGACGCGGGAGATAGGCGGCGAGGCGTACCTGCCGCAGTCGTCGGAGAACGCGCAGCACCTCGGGGCCGGATGGCTTGAGCGCATGCGTGAGACGCTGAGCGACCGTGACTTCGCGGCACTGGTCGAGAATCGGCCACTGCCCCCGGTTGGGTCGGTGTTTCATGCGTGGGCGCCTGAGAAGTGCGTCACGGTCGAGGCCGTCGACTACACGCACATGCGGACCATGCTCGCGATGGACTTCGGCCTGCGCCATCCGTGCGCGCTCCTGCTCGTCGAGCTCACGCGCGGTCGGTGGCATGTGACCCGAGAGTGGGCGCCTGACGACGAGACGCTGCCCGACTTCTTGGCGCGCCTCTCCATCGAGTGCACGCCTCGGCGACTGTGGCAGCAGGGCAGCCAGCGCATCCCGCTCGATGCCGTCGTGGCGGACCCTGCAGGCGGCGCGCGCTCGGCGCAGACCGGCGTCGCAGACCTCGACCTCGTGGCGCTGTCGCCTCCCAAGGGGCTGGGCATCATGCCTCGCATCGAGCGCGACCCCGAGCGGCGTGACATCGTCAGCGGTTGCACTCGCGTGAACTTGGCGCTAGAGCGCGGCGCATTGACGGTGGACCGTGCGCTTTTTGACGCGGGCATCCGAGCGCCTGCCAGCAAACGCACACTAGCCAGGGCCATGACCGGCTATCGCTGGGACGACCGCGCACCTGGTCGACCTGCCAAGGACGGGACGCACGACCACCACGCCGACACGCTGCGCTACGCCGTGCGCGAGGTGCTGTGGTATCTGCCCGACCCGACGCGGCGCGAGGCTGCGCCTGCAGCCCCTGAGCGTCGACGTGTCGAGCTCGACCCGATGGACGTGCGCTGAGCTTGACGCGCTCGGGCAACGTGATAGCTTGACCTCGGGGGCGGCCCTAGCCGGCGAGTCAAGCGTGTGTCGTGGGATGGTCTCGCGGCGCATGTGCTGAGTCTAGGCCTCGCCCCCGGCCATTCTGAGCATCCCCCGCCAAGCCAAGGCTCGCGGAGTCCCGGCCAGACCATCGGTAGACGGTCCCGCTGGGCGCCTTTAGCACTGACCGTGCGTGTCTTGGCGGGGGCGTGCGTTTTCCAACGCGCTGTGCTAGGGTGCCGCTCATGGCACTCTCCGTACAGGTCAGCAAGTACAGCGCGCCCGAGGCCGTCGACGGTCGTGGCGTTGGCGTGCAGAGCCTGCCGGTCAATGACGGCGAGACCAACCTACGCCTCGTCCAACTCGCCCCGCGCATCGCTGCGTACCGTGTGGCGATGCGTTGCGCTCCCTGCGCAGTCGGCGCCCAGGCGCTGCTCGGGCTGGCGACGCAGGCCACGTGGGATGTAGCAGCGGCGCCCGACTCGCCCGCGTCTGAGGCTGCGGCTGAGGTCGTGCGGCGCACGCTCGGTCTCGGTGGGTACGCCTCCCCGGTCATCGAGTGGGACGGTCGAGTGCTGAGTCTGCCGTCGTGGGAGACGCGCATGCGTCAGCTCCTGACCGGCGCGCTCTACGGCTTCGCCCTGGCGGAGATGGTCGCGTATCCCTACGAGGGCACCACGTACATCGACCTTGAGCCGCGCGACCAATCGAGCGTGCGGCAGTGGGTCTACGAGGGGCGGCGCATCGTCGCTGTCGACCAGTGGCAGCGTGAGCCTTACGGCCTGTCCAGCGTCGGCTCGGTGCGTATCCCCTACGAGCGCCTCGTGCATCTCGTCTGGCCCTCGCTGTCTGAAGGCGTCGAGGGCGTCGGCCTGCTGCGTCAGGTCGAGCCCCTCGCGAGCGACTACCGACGCGCGACCAACCTGCGCAACGTCTTGGTCCAGCGCTACGCGGTGCCGGTTCCTACCGTCACCATCGACGAGGACGCCTTGGCGCGTCAGCGTGGCACGGCTCCCTCGCAGCAAGAGTACGAGGCTGCGCGCGACGAGCTGCTGCGCGTGCTGCGTCGGTACACCTCGCACGAGGAATCGGCGCTCGTGCTGCCGTCGTGGGCGTCGCTCTCCTTTGAATCGACGTCGGCGAGCGGTGGCGCGTACCCCATCAACTCCGTGGTCAGCGACATCGAGCGCGAGATTCTGCAGGCGTTCTACGTCCAGTTTCTCGCGATGGGCGGCTCTGGTTCCTCGGGTGCCTACGCCACGGCGCAGGTTCACGCGGAGCTCGCGGCGCAGATGGCGGGCGACTTGTGCCAATGGCTGGCCGAGGGGCTTAGCTCCTACGTGCGCGCCATCGTCAATGCGAACATCGGCCCCATGCCGCTCGACCAGCTGCCGCGCCTGACGTACTCGGGCATCAGGTCTTCGCTCTGGGTGGAGAAGGTCGGCGACGTCGTGTCACTGCTCTCTGCTGGCGTCCTGACTCCCACGGCCGAGGACGAGCGGGCTATCCGGTCCGCGCTCGAGCTACCTGCACCTACGCGGGCGGCCGAGGTCCGGTCTGAGCGTGAGCGCCTCGGGCGCACCGTGCGGCCGACGACTACACCTTCTACGCTTCCCGGAGGCATCTGATGCCGTTGCTGTCGACTGAGGAACTCACGCCCCCAGAGGCAGTGCAGCGCGAGGCGCTCAAGGGCGTGGCTCTGCACGAGGCGGGCAAGTCGGGCGACGGCATCAAGCCCGAGACCATCCGGCGCGCCAACTCCATCGCCAACGGTGAGCCTCAGAGCGAGCAGTGGGTGACCAGCGAGGCGCCCGCGTGGTTCGCTCGTCACGAGGCCGACTGGGAGGAAGGCATCGACGACGTCGAGGGCCAAGAGTCCCCCGGCTACGTCGCGTGGCTCCTGTGGGGCGGCGACGCTGGCGAGGAGTGGGTCGAGGAGATGCAACAGCTGTATCTCGTGCGGCGCGCGCAGGAGGAAGGCAGCGTGCCTAGCCCCGGCGTTTCGGCGCTCGCGGTCGAGCCCTCGCACCTCGCGGCCATCGCTGCGGGCAAGCCCAAGCGGTACTTTGAGGGCGCGCTCGGCACGATGCATGTGGACGGCCCGCTCTACCCCATCGACTACTACTCGATGCGCCTCGACCTGAAGCGCGCGCAGCTGCAGGGCGAGAAGGTCATGGTGATGCACGTCGACAGCCCCGGCGGCTACGTGGCGGGCGTGCGCGAGACCAGGCGTGCCATCGCTCGGGCGCAGGAGCAGGGCGTCTACGTCCTCGCGTACGTCTCGGGCATGGCTGCCAGCGCTGCGCTGTGGCTTGCCGCTGCGGCTGACGAGGTCGTGCTATCGCCTCTCGCCCAAGCGGGCTCGGTGGGCGTGGTCGTGACTCTCGCGCGCGATGGCGAGGAAGGCAGCACGGTCGAGGTTGTCAGTTCGCAGACCCCGCGCAAGCGTGCATCGACGAACGACAGCGACTACATCGCAGCCCTGCAGCGTCGGGTCGACCAGCTCGCAAGCATCATGCTCGGCGAGATTGCGACCGACCGTGGCGTGGCTGTCGAGTCCCTCGGTGATGGCTCGGTCTACGCGGCCGACGAGGCTGTGGCGCGTGGTCTGGCTGACCGCATCGCGACCAATGCAGACGATTGGATGTTTCTCGGGGGCTCGATGCCCCTCGATTATGCGCGGCGTGTCCGGCCCGTCACGGCCTCCGCGTCTACCTCAGACGGCGACATGGAGGCCCCGATGGGCGATGTGAACACGACGGCGCAGGCCGTCGACAACGCGGCGCTCGGCGAGGTCGAGCGTCTGCAGGCTGAACTGCAGGCTGCGCGTGAGCAGCTGCAGGCCATTCAAGACGCTGCCCACAAGGCGCAGGACGAACTCCTGCGGCGCGACGCGGTGGCGATGGTTGAGACGCACGTGGTCGGCGGGCGCATCCCGCAGGCCAAGCGTGGCGAGTGGGTGGAGCGTGCGATGCGCATGGGCATCGACGAGGTCGCGGGCATGCTCGCTGACCTGTCGCCCATCGTCGCGGTCGCGGCCCCGGTTGGGCACGGCGGCGCGGCCGCTGATGCTGTGAGCGAAGACCCCCGCGTTGCCGAGGTCCGGCGCGCGAATGACATGCTCGCGCGAGTCCGCGCGGGTCGAGGAGTGTGACATGGCCAGCGTGAATGGTCTCGGGAGCATCAAGTCGTACCGCCTCACGGGCACCGTGACGCGCGGTCAGGTCGTCAAGGCCGATGGCCTCAGCGGTGGCATCGCGGCCGGGGCGCAGGCCACCAGCGGCGGCGATTACCTCGTCGGCATCGCTCTCACGAGCGGCGTCGCGGGTGACATCGTCGACGTGCAGGTCCTGGGCAACTGCCCGTTCGCCATCGCGAGCGGCGTCATCAACCCTGGGGAGTTCGTCACGGCCGACGCGGCGGGCAAGCTCGTTGCGGCTGCCTCGGGCGACCGCATCCTCGGCGTCATCCTCAGCGGCGCGACCAGCACGGGCGCGACGGCTGATGGTGTCGTCTGCGAAATCAACCTCCAACACTCCATCTTCCCCTGAGGTAAGCAGCCATGAGCGCAGCCAATCAGTCTCAACTCGCCCCGGTTAGCCCGATCCTTTCGGGCGCTGCCATCGGCGCCGCGCAGTCCCTGCAGGGGCTGGTCTTCCCCTTCCTGCCCATCCAGCCGGTCGTCCCCACGGCCAGCAAGGGCACCATCTTCGTCGAGAACTCCAGCGGCTACATGGGCTCGCCCCAGGTCGTCGCGACGGCTCTCGGCGCGGACTACCCGCGGCGCGCTCTCGGCGCGCCCACCACGGTCACGTACAGCTGTGAGGAATACAAGCTGGCCTCGGACGTGGTCCCGCAGAAGCTCTCCGAGCGCTCGCAGTTCCCCACGTCGCTCACCGAGCGCGAGGCTGGCGCCATCGGCCGCAAGCTCGCCCTCGACATGGAGGCGCGCACCAGCTCGCTGTTCTTCAGCACGGCGAACTGGCCCGACGCGGCCCTCGCTGCGGTGCCCGGTGCGGGCTCGCAGTGGGACACCATCGTCACGGCGACCCCCATGCAGGACCTCGCCATCCTCAAGAGCATCGTGCGCGCGCAGTCCTACGGCCGCGACCCCGACACGCTCATCATCGGCCGTGAGGTCGCTGACGCCTTCCAGCGTTCGATGGCTGCCTCGGGCATCCGAGTCGTCACGAGCGGCGCGGCTGCTGCGCTCCGTCAGGTCGCGACCGACGCGTACCTCAAGGAGCTGGTCGCGGGTGAGCTCGGGCTCAAGCTGCTCATCGGCGGCGCTCGTCGTCAGTCCTCGGCCGACGCCACCACGTTCGCCTCGTCCTACCTCTGGGGCAAGTCGATCTGGATGGGCTGCCTCGAGAACGCGGACACCATCGCGAACGCCTCGGGCGACATCATGGCTCGCGCGGTCGCGGCCCTGCTGCTCGTCGAGGACGGCCTCTCGGGTCAGGGTCTGAGCATGGACGGCCTCGCGCTGCCCATCTCGGTCCGCGAGTACCTGACGGCGCCCCCGCAGGCGGTCGGCTCCATCGTGGCCGGCGAGGTCTACAGCGACGAGGTCGTCCTCGACGCGAACTTGGGCTACCTCGTCACGGCGGTCGTCAGCTGATGCGCGCCCGCGTCCGACTCCTGCGACCGCTGCCCAAGCTCGGGTACTACAATGCCCCCGCCGAGGTGGACATGACCCGCGAGCAGTGGCTCGCTGCGTCGTCGTTGCTGGGCTCGGACGCGGTGCTGCTCGATTACCGCTCGCCTCCCGAGGTCGAGGCGGTCATCGCGGCCATCATGGACGACGGAGCGCCTGTCGATGAAGCGCCCGCTGTCCCTTTATCTGCGCCCAAGGTCCTTGTGTCGCGTAAGCGCAAGGGCTGAGTGGCGATCCCGGCCGACATCCGTGCGGCTCTGCGTCGTCGAGATGCGGACCTGACGCGACTCGGTGACCGTATCGGCGCGGAGCTCGTCGGCCTGCGTGACACGCTACGTGACCGGCTCCTCGAGCTGGCCACGGAGGCGGGCGGCGGCGATTGGCGCACCGGCCTGCTCGCGGTGCAGCTCGACCAAGTCGCGGCGGCAGTCGCCGAGGAAACCGGCGAGATTCAAGACCAGTGGCTCGACGGGCTCGACGACATCGAGCGCGCGACCCCCGACTACCTGCGCAGCGTGGGCCTCGACCCGGACAACGTGGTCGACATTGAGGCGCTGACGGCGGTCATCGACGCAGCCCGGCGCGACGCCAACGATGCGTTCCGGGCGGCGAACTTGACCACGGCCACGGACCTCGTCCCGCTGATGCGCGAGGGCTACCGGCTGGAGAGCATCACCGAGCTATCGACGCGTCTAGCCGAGCGGCTGCAGGTCTCTCTCGGGCAGGCGGCGACGGAGGCGCGGACACAGACGGCGGTCTATGCGCGCGCCATCTCCAACGCGTACGCGGACGAGTCCGGCGTGCCTGTGGGCTTTGCCTATGGCGGCCCTGACGATGGCTTGACGCGGCCCTTCTGCGAGGCGTGCTTAGGCTTCTGGTTCTCGCCTGAGTTGGTG